CTTTGAAGGCTCAAGTACAATAGTACGACCATCTTCTCCCACATCGCCAAAAGAAGCAGTAAGAACGGGACCGTCCCACGTAGTATCCCCGGTATCTGTACCTAAATCAACTGTTGCTTCGTCTGCATCTGGGACTACTCTTTTACTTACTTTCCAAAGATATGGGTCAGTTGCAGTTACGCTTGAAGGAGTAGCCGTCCAGCTATTCAAAGACTGACTTGCAGTTGCTGCCAAGGCTCCCGTTGCAAAAGTATATGTTGCTTCAGGAAGTGTTGTTGGCTCTGTAGAACTCGATGATAGCAAGAACATTTCTGCTGTTGCAGCCCCGTCGAGACCAGCGATTGATTTAGTAAGGCTTTGAGTTGTGGGTATTTCTACAAGCTGTGTACCTACCATTGCTTTAATTGTGTATGTAATTACTTCGGTGTCGTCGGTAGGATTAGTATTAATTCCATCATCATTATATAATGTATGAGTTCCAATAGTAACAACCTCACTAGAGACTCCCGTAGGGGCGCCTATTTGAAGGTCTCCTCCTGTATTGGTCGGACTTGCAACAATATACCACTGCTTATGAATCATATCATAATCATTGGTAGAAGTACCATATGAAGTAGCATATCCAATATAATCGCCTACATCACCGCCAATAAGAACTTCTAGAGTAGTTCCCGAATTAGGAATCGTTCCTGTCGAGCCACTACCAATATTCCCATTTTTATCTGTTCTGTACGCATGAGTATTGTTAGAGTTTACTATTGCAACTCCTCCGAGCCCTTCTCTAACTCCTACAATCGAGATACTGTCACTTGCTTCAATAGTATCTGGAGCAGTACCCGCGCTCCAACCACTTGGTTTCTCTCCTACTTGAATGTTAAATTTTACAGGCCAATCAGTTTTAGTATAAGCTGAAGGAATAGAATAAGCATAACTAAAGGAGGTATCTGTCCAATCTTGTGCTACAGTAGATCCATTTTTAGTTAGTTTCCATATAGGAGTAGTAAAATTATTAAAACTTGCACTAAGATCAATATCACTATCTGCACTACCATTATACCGAGGGTTTGAACTATTTTCATCATAAATTACAGAGTAATCTTCCGCTTCAAGTACAGCAGTTTTTCCTGCAAGTCCAATTGCACCATCTTTAATTCTTACAATTTCGTAATCTTTCGATACAGTTTTTGTAGTATTATTTGGATCTTCTTTTTCGCGAACTGTAACAGTAAATCGTAAAGGCAGCCCATTATTCCAAGAAATAGTAGAGCTCGCATCATCTACTTCTTTAGTATAAGTGCCATCCGAAGCAGATACAAATACCGTGTCTGCTGTGCCTGAAGTTGAGTTAAAGCCTACGCCTTCAACTTTAAACTCAGGATCTGTATAGTTCAATCCCGTAGCTGTAATAGTTATATCAGTATATAAAGGATCACCATTCCCGTCTACAACTTGATTTTCATTTCCATCATATCGAATAAAGGCAACATCAGAGTCTACAATCAACTCTCTCTTTTTGATAAGATCGGGGTCAAGCACCATAAAGCTTTGATACGCTCCACTAGCACCATTCAATCTTCCCATAAGAAAATCAAGACCAAAATTAGGAGATACAGAGTCTTTATAAAATACGCTAGTAGTTACATCTTCGTTAAATACCCTATCAATATATAATACTGTATCGCTTTCGACATATGCAATTTTTGCAGCTCTTTCTGTACTAGCATCATCCTCAAACTTTAAAACATTTGTTAATGCATAGGAACTTCCTGTAAAAGAAGTATTTGAACCTGTTACTTTATTTGATCCCGCAGGAATAGTAATAGTACCATTTAGCTGTGTCCAAATTGTTGGATTATCGCTTCCGTAAGGCTCAGGGTCTCCTGCCGCTGCTGCAGCCGCATTAAGATTAATTTTAGACTGCTCAATTTGATCGTACCAATAGTCAATATCTAAATCAGAATCAAATTTATAATTTATAAGTTTAACAACTCCACTAAAACTGTAATCTGCAAATACATAAGCAGTTTGATTATCATCTCGAAGAGGGGTATAGTCAAGGGGTAAGTTGCTGCTAAAGGGAAAAGCACTTACTCCTCTAGAGGCAGGGGAGTAAAGATATATAGGATCTTCTTCAAATTTATATTCAAAAATAGTATCGGCAACATTATGAACAATTGCAGCAGGGGCGCTTTGGTACCCTCCTTTTATTATTCCATAGATTCGATCAAAGCCTCCACCAAAAATATCTTCAATTATAACTTCTGTAGATATTGCTGCAGATTTTTTGCCATCTTCTGCAACAGATTTAACTCTAAAAGTATATACTCCATCAGGCACTTCTGTAAATGAATAAGAAGTTCCAGGAGTAAGCTGGCTTTCTGGGTACCCAGGAATATTTGATTCAAACTCATACTGAGTTACATAAGTTGAATACTCCTCTGTAGCATCTGGGGGATCCCAAACTACTACAATCTCTTCTCCTGGGCTTTCGAATTTAGGAGTTCTTAATACACGAATATTTTTTGGAGCAGGTATTTTTTCTCCTGGAGTTATAGGGGGACGTACGGGGTCGTCTATAGCAAGAGTGAAATTAGTATCGACAGCATCAAATTTGCTTTCATAGTATTCGACGGCAGTAAACCCAAAAGAATTATCTGACTCTCTAGTAATTGCTAGTATTTTATACTCTTTTGGGGATGTCGCAGATGCAGCAGAGTCTTTTATACCCCAGATAGATCCGGAAGATACTGGAGCATTATCATAAGGTAGCTGAACAGTGACTTTATTTAGGTTTGAATCAACCGCTATAATACCACAATCATGTACAATACTTTCTGTCGAGTATTGAAGAGAAAGCATATTTCCATCGTCATCATATGCATTATTTATTTTACTTAAAATCTGATTTTCAGTTCCAGTAAAAGATATAGACAATCCATCTTCATCAAAAGCAGAAACTACTACATCACCTCTATCATATGCTACTGTACTAATAACTGCGGACTTTTGAGAAAGTACTACTTTATTGTCAATAATAAGAAGAGAAAGAAAGTCACTCGTTGTAGGGTAAGAACCAGTTGCACCACTTTGTGCGTTCCTGTCTAGAGTTAATATTCTACGCGAAGCAACGGTAGGATCTGTTTCCTCTACATTAGTTACTCTACCACTCGAACGATAGTTATAGTCATGATTGTCCTGAATTGTAATAATATCGCCTGGAGCTAAAAATGCTGCATTTATTGCACTCTTAAAAGAAACAATTTCTGTTTGATTAATTGCTGTCCAAAGTTTCCATCTACCATAACGAACTGCTTGCCCTTCGGAAGTACATCCAAATGCTGTAGCATTTTCTTTAATAATTTTTCCTGTTCGAATAATATTTTCGCGATCTTCAACAATAACAGACTCTAACTTATAATCTGTCTTAGGATTATTCCAAGCGACTATTACCTGATTTGCTCTTGTTTTTGAACCAGTATTTTGATACTCGAAGATCCCCTCTACTACATTTGAGCGATTAAAAGAATAGACAGGAGATTTTTTCTCGTCAATAATCGGAACAAGTTTTCCGTCCATCCAATATAGCATACCTCTAAATATAGTTGCCATATCTTTAAGAACTTTATAAACATCGGTAGCTTTTTGAAAGTATAAGTTTGCTCGGAATCGTGGCTCAAGTCCTCCTTTTCCATCGGGAACTAACTCGTCACAATATCTTGCAATTCTATATAGTGAATAAATATCTACATCTACGTTTCTAGCAGTTGCGGGGTCTTCTTGTAAAAATTCTCCTATACCGTAGCGATTATTTGTTAGAATATCATAAAAAATCCAAGCAGGATTATCAGTGTAAACCTTATCGTCTCTAAAAGTTCCATTGAATAATTCATCATATAAATCTGGTACATCTTTAAAAGAGCCATCAGCATTTAAACCGGCCTCTTCTCTTGTAGTATAATTATGAGGAACTTTTACTTTAAGTCCATAGCACTCATAAGTTCGTGAAGGTAAACTAGGAAACTGTTTTGAATTAAATGTAACGTTTGCTACCGCTGTATATGGGAAATTTAATTTTTCTTTTATGACTCCAAAAGCTGTTTCAATACCACCTGCTTGAACGGCCTGCCATTTATCTACGTCGGAGCCTCTCCAAGTAAGATTTGGGTAAGTATGGCCTCTACCTGTCTGCGTATCTGTGAAATTTTCACTTTCTGTAATTCGTGTAATTTCAAGCTTAAATCCAGAAAAAGGTTGATAAGGTTCTAGATCAATGGAGTGTGTAAAGTTTACTGCACTAGTAAATTTACCTCCATGCTTAAATAACCCCCTGCCTGCTGCGACTTTAGAAGACCAACTCCCATAATTAGTTGCTTGAGATAAGTCACTAATTAAGTCACTTGTAATTGTACCATTTCCAGCAAGAAATCCTTGACTTTGCCAAGCGTAGCCATTCCCCGAGGTATCTGTTTGAATAAAAAGTTCTATAACATAGCCGGCACCCGCATCTTCTTTTGTTCCCTTTTCTGTATTTGTTAAATATAAGCCGCCTGGGTATTTAAAGTTTAATTGAACTAAATCTATTTCGCCCGAATTAACATTTGCTTCAATAATACTTGCAGTACTTCCTATATTGAGAGTACTAACATTTGCTACAGAAAGAGTAGTTGTACTTGATCCAACTCCCTGCAATGTTGAAATAGGATTCTGGTCTATAGTGCCTGGACGAAACTGATACCCCGAAGAATCATATTTACGATTATAGGGATTATTAGAATTATCATTGCTAATTGGAGCAGATATACTAAACTCTTTCTTTGAAAAAGTTGTGGGAAGACTACTATCTAGCGTAATTGTACCATTTCCAGAAATTGACGAAATTCCTTTCGCTAAGCTAATATTCAGGTTTAGAGTGGATGTCTCTAACCAATCTAAGTAATCGAGTCCTAGTACTCTATTAACATAAATTGTCACTTGGTCATTAACTGTATCTACATTAGTAACCCAGCCAGAAATTTCTCTATCGTCATCTCCAGTAATTACTCCCCAGCCTCTACCATCTTCTACCTGTTGGAACCAAGGTTGGTTCCTATCTGTTGTGGTAGAAGCAACTCCTGTTGGTATTGTGTCACTTCCTGAGTATGATACTAAAATAGCAATACCTGTTGGGAGGGACCCAACCTGAGTATTAATACTAGTTTGCGTGGTACTAACATGGGTTACGCTAGATTTACTGTATAAATCATGAATAAGTATGAATTGAGTATCTACAACACCGGGGTCATAATAATAAGAAGGGGCGGTCCACTCATTTATAGTAATGCTAGTTGAACCTGAAGTCCCACTTACAGTTTCTCCTCCGACAGGAGCGTATCCTACTTCCGTATCTTCGAAAATAGAATCGTTATTAAGAAATACACTTTTCCCGCCCCGAGCAAGACCTAGAATTGGGCCCTCGGAAATAATATCTGTAATCGAAATTACTTGCTCAGTACTTCCATATACAATGTTATTTAAAGCATTATTTTTTGGAAATTCTGAGCGCCTATCGGCTCCTGTCATTGATTTAGCCATTAAAAATTACTCCTAAAACTCATACCTGCTTATATAAAGGGGACCAACTATGTCCTGACCATCCATCACCTTGGCCTCTACCAGGTACGAGAGTACCATTGGATCCATACGTTGCACCAGCTCCAGCAATCTCAAAACTTACTGGCTGTCCTGGTACTCTTAATTTTCCATATAAAACAGGCACAGGATCTCCTGAAATTATATTTTGCTCCGCTCCATTAAATAAATAAGATTGCTCTTGATCGTTATCTGTAGAAGGATCTGGCGCCATCATCTGCATAACACCAGTTAAAGCTAGATTTGTCGCAACTCCTAAAGCTAAGGTAGCTGCAATTCCTCCCAGACCTCCTGCTGTAACTGCAGCAGATAAACCTGCTACAAAAGCACCTCCGCTTGCAAAAGCTGCTCCGAATCCTCCGAACATAGTTCCTGTTGCTGCAAATGAAGCGCCTATACCGGCAGTTACAACAGTAATAGCAATTGCTGCAAGAATTTTTGCAGGACCGCTCTTTGCACCTGCAGGAATAGGGGTTACTGTAATATCACCTCTTTTTAACTCTAAAAGAATTTCTCTAGGATCTTCGAGCTCATTTCCAGCTATATCTATATGAAAGCCTACGTTTTCTTCGCATTTCTCTAAGATATATTTTTTAAATTCTGGAAAATTTGCGTTTAAACATTGAAAAGCTTCTGCTACAGTATCTGCTTTCATATGCATATGAGGAATAAATTTATCCCCTAACTCGCCTTCAAAATATATATTACGCATCATATCTATAAACCTTATCTAAATATTGTATCCAAAAAGGATATAAGTTTTCTCTGCATGAAAGTCTCTGATCTGCATGGTGATAAAAAATATCGTTTCCTAAGAATACTCCACAATGATTAGAAATACTTGATTTAACCTTAAAAGTAATTACA